AAGGCTAGGCAGGAACTCTGCCCACAACTTACTTATGTCAGATCTCGCATATTCTTCAGTCACGAACGAGTTACGTGTTATGAAGAGCAATCCCGCCTTGATGTTCATGACGGACGGGAAGTGCGCGTAAGCCATTAGTGCCATTAACTTTAACTGTTTTGAATCAGCGTACTTATTGTTGCCGGTCTTGTAGTCCACAATAAACGCCTTGTCGCCATCGACAATCAACAAGTCCACGATGCCGCGAACCCATCGGTTCTCGTCATCAAAAGCGCATGGCTCACGGTCTGCGTTCAAAGCCATCTCGTGTTCAGGGTACTTTTGCCCCGGTATCTCAAGCAGTGCATCCAACGCCGGTTGATACTGCTGATAGTTCTTAACGAGGGGCGTACCGTCCCTGACGTAATCTTCCAATGCCTTGTGGACTTCCGTCCCGTACGACATCTCTACGGTGACTTTCTTCGTATAGTCCTTGGCAATCTTCAGGTGGTAGTACTGCTTTGGGCAGTTCAAATACTCCTTCAGACTGCTGAATGACCAGTTAATCACAGGCCGACTTCCTGTAGTTTCTTACGCAGACGCACGATCTCTTTCCAAGTCTTGTGGTTTACTTCCGACATAGTTTTGACGTAGATGGTCAATGCTTTGACTTCCCTACGGAGTCCTTCCAAATCTGTAGGAGGATCAGGGACTTCCAAATCCCATACTTCATCAGCAATCTCCGTAGGATCTTCCATACTTCGCCTCACACGCCACGGGTAGGCCGGTAGCCCACTTCGGAGGAGTAGACATTACTTGTACAATAAAGGCAAGTGCATCCTCTAGTTCATGCTCCGGTACAGCGATTACCGCTGCGTCATGCACAGTCAGGACTGGTCTGTACTTCTCTTTGATCATGAGCATCTGCTCACCAACGATAATTCTCGCCAGTGCCTGCACGATGTTCTCAACGACAGCCCCGCCCCAGAGGTGGACTTCACCTTTACGGGATTTGTAGACAACTTTGTTCTCATCTGTCACACGTAAGCCGGGATACCGTATATACAAACCGTTAGGGAGTTTCATCCCCTCTCGTTCTATTAATACACAGGAGTGATCATCAAGATAGTATGGTTTGCCTTCTTCGTCGTAGTGATCCTTCGGCCATCGCATGATGTCCTTAATCGCCTTGTCGCAAGCCTTCCACAACATAGGTATTTTGTCGTTAGTGTTGCGATACAGGTTGACGATGTTCTCGCACTCGGACTCTTTCAAATCTGCGCCGGGCGGCTGAGTCTTCAGCGTGTGCCGTAACTTGGCAGCGCCAGTCCCGTAGCCCAACCCAAGGATGCAGGTCTTACCGACGAATCGCTCGACAGGGTCGGCCTTACTAATCGGTCGCTTGTAGATCTTCGATGCGAACTCGGAGTACACATCCCGCTTGTCACGGAACTGCTCGACCAACTCATCCTGCCCTGCAAGCCACGCCAGCACACGCGCTTCAATCTGTGAACTGTCACAATTAATAACGACGTGACCATCCGGAGCTAGTACAGACTTCTTCAATGACGCCTTCTGCTTGTCACGGCTCGGCAGGTTCTGGAAGTTGACTGCGTCGGCCCCGGCCCACCGACCTGTATGTGCACCGTAATACTTCAATGGGATAGGTAGCCGACTGCCGTTGCGATTGCCAATACCGATAAAACGCTCAATCCGCGACTCTTCGATGGTGGACTTAGTACCCAGACGAACCGCGCACAGTTGCTGCACGATAGGATCTTCATGCTCGGTCAAAGCAATGAACCCCTCATCGTTCTTGGCAAGAGCAAAGGTCTCCTTGCCGGTGGTCAGGCTCCTCTTCATCGGCACAGGTACGCCAAGGTCTTTCAGCACCGCTGCAAACTGTGGGTTGCTTGCCAACTTCGCCCTGACTGCTTCCTCATCGCCAACGTCAAGCACACCCTTTAGCCCCGACAGAAGTTCGCTCTTCTCGGCTCGGATATCGTTCAGTCTTTGGCGTAGCAAATCCCTGTCAACGCGCAACACCGGCTGCGTGTACATACGCAGCGTCATGTCGATCAGATCGAGTTCTGAGGAAGGTATTTGCTCAACCAGTTTATTAAAAAGAGCAAAGGTAAGGTCAACGTCATTAATACAATAACTAGCGTACCTATCAATATCCGCAATGCTAAATTCTTCCCGTCGCTTACCCAACGCATTAACCACCTCCGTCCCTTTCTCGCCCAACTCGTAACGCTCGGCGAGGGCTTTGAGACTGCCACCGGCATCTACGCCGTGGATCGCTCGTGCCATGCACAGGGTGTCAAAGTAGTACGCAGGGATGATGTCGAATATAAAAGATAATATTGCTCCGTCGAACTGCGTGTTATGACAAAGCAACGCCGATTCGTTCCAATCAAACTTGTTTAGGTAAGCCTTGATCTGCGCGTGAGTACCGCTGAACCACTCGGTCTTACCATCCATAATCTTTACGCCCACGCCGATGACTTCAAACCGCTCGTCACGGATGTACTCTTCCGTGGTCATGCGAGTCAGGCTGTAGTCCTTCGCGTAGTACGTTTCAAAATCAAGAGTTATGAAACTCATGCTTCCACCCCTTACCCGTCTCCACGAACCCTGCTAACCGTAACGCCTCAAGCGAACGGCACTGACCAAACTTGTACTTGTGCGACCGGAACGATTCCGGGTTAGCGAACTTGCGCTTGCACTCCGTACACCTTCTTTCTTTTACGACGACTGTCATTCTTCAATCTCTCCACTTCAGCCCGTAAGTAAATAATTTCATCCCTACACGCCCACAACACGCTGCCCACAGTAAGAAACTTCATCTCTGTTGTCGTCGAGGCATCGTTGATATCAGCAGGGAGTGCCTGAATCAAATCAAGGATATCATCTTCTATCTCCACGTAGTGCCTCCAATTCAGTCTTCAAAGTATTCAACTCTAACAAGAGGACTGTAGCCTCGTCGAACAGTCCCGCTCTCCGTATATTCTCTAAGGATCGCTCGACGCGCTTCTGCTGACTTTGACCATAGCCCCAAGGGGCAGCTTTCATTTCGTCTTTCCACGCGCCGGGTGGGGACAGATTGTCCACAATCATTGACGTTTCTGTTGCCACCTTCGGCTTTGATTCTGTCGTCATATTGTCTTATACCTCGGTAAACCGCCCCTGCCATGTGGTACTGCTTGATACCCCATAGCTCCACTAAATCTTTATATTTCACACGCTCGTCAAGTTCTCGTGCCTTACGCTTACGCTCTAGTAAAAACTTGTATTGCTCAAATGTAAGAACCACGTTGAACCTCGACAGCCTTGTGTAAACCTTACCCTCGATTTTCTTTCCTCGTCTCATCTCGCACCAATACTAGTAATTTACACATCACATGTGACTGCGAACGATTCTTGTTGTCGATGTCATACTGCTTGGCATACATCTCGATGATGTCCCACCGGATGACTTCAAGACCGCCGTTGTCACCGATCTTTGCCCACACCGTCTCGCTCGGCACAGCCTTCACGTGAGTCTTGTCCACGATCAACTCGGCGTACTCTGCATCCTTCGGCGGCTTCACCGCTGCTTCTACTCTTGCCATGTCACATCTCCTTCGCTACTGCTAACCATTCGTCGGCATACTCCACGTTGCCCCAGTCTTTGAACCAAGGACCGCCACGAGTAAAATGAACAGCCACGGGGTTCGGGCAGTCGTTCTTCGTATGCCACCCTTCCAAGTAGTTGTATGCAATCGGCAGCGCACCGATGTGCGTCCCTGCCCACTTCAGTTGATGCAAGTACATCCCAGTGCCGATGTTGACCTGCTCAAGTGTCAGCCCACATTTCACGCTCTCGTGACCGCAGTTGAACAGCATCAGGCTCGACCAATTCTTGCGGGGGTATTGGTGTTGTACCGCACCGTCCATCTTGGTCGTCTCCTTCGGCTTGTACTTGTGCTGCACCACCATGACAGGAACGCTCGGGTCAGCGTAGTCCATGATCCCTGCCACATCTCCTCGCCAGAGAAAGTCACAGTCCATGAACAATGCCCACCCGCTGTATCCCGCAAGATACGGTACGAGGAAACGGGTGAAGGAGAACTCGGTGCTGCTTAACGGGTCATGCTCTCGCCAGTACAAGTTCCGTTCGCGCATCTCCTGCTGCTTGATCGGCTTGATGTCGAGCCATTCGGAAGAGTTCCTAGCCAATGACTCCCTGCACACCTGATATGCAATGTCCTCACGACTGTCCCAACCGATAAAGACTTTCATCACGCCACCTCAAACAACTTCTTTCGTGCCTCACCTTTGAAGTGCAGGATCTTGGCATCGTCGGTCTTGTGTTCAGGTAAACAACCATACACAGACTCATTGATCTCGCTCACTCGCTCGGGATACTTCTCGGCGTAGATACGCAACGCTTCCTGATCGCCGTACCACTTGCGGAACTTTGGATCGAGCGCATCGTAAATCGCTAGTAAGTCTTTCCACACATGAACGCCTTCTGCCACAACAGTGCAGCCTACGTACGGGTACACCTCGTCAATCGTCTTGCCTTCGTACTCATCAAACCGCAGCCCACGCTGCTCCACATTGAAGATCGCGTCACGCTGAAACTCTCTTCGCAGGAACGTTACTTCGTTATATCTTGGTAGCAAGTCTTTCACCACGATTTTGTCCTGCACCAACATATCCGTATCCAAGTACATAACGGGTACGGTGAAACTTGCAGGACTTTCGGCGTATGCCTTGACTCGGTGGTAGCACAACTCTTCCCGATTAACTTCGCTCTCCACCCGTCGCGTGATACCCATCACATCCGGTGTGGCCTTGTCCGTGTACATCGTGATGAATGCGTCAAAGTTGTGCCGCAGCAGAGACTTCACCATCTTCTGTGGCTGAGAAATGTCATCGCCCACGTGGAAGAAAGCAAAGTGGTTAACTGGTCGCCCACTTAACATGTACATGTATTTCAACTCTTCTTTGACCTGCTTTACCTGCAAGTCCCACGGCGCGTTCATGTTCTCGCGCTGAAAAATCTTGACCTCGGGATACCACATACTGCGATACCCCTTGCGGTTATTCCAATACCACAACTTGTTGGCATCGAGCAGCATGACAGGCTTACCCATCGCAGCGGCTAGATGCACGTTGGCATTCGATGGAGAAACAATTATGTCGCACAACTCCATGAGCGCAGCGACGTTCTCCAAGTCCAAGAAAGTGTCGATGTGCGTCGTAATCAGGTTCGGATGAAAGTCCTTCGCCTCGTCCTGCGGCTTGCCGTACTGAAGATTGATGAACACGGTATCAGGTATGTCAAACAACGACCTGAACCCTTCCAGTCCCACAGACTTGTGCGTACCGATAGCGGGTGCAGTACTTGCCCATGACAGGCCGATGATGCGCTTGTTCTCAAGCCCGTACTCTTTCTTCAGTAACCCAACCCGATGCGGATCAGCCTTGATGTAGCCTTCGCTGCGAGTCGGCTCGATGTCGCGCACACTGTTAATGAAGTATTTGCCAAGGCTTGCGATGGGGATATGAGAGTCATGATCTGACATTTTTATCTTGGCATTGTGCGGTAGGAACGTGACGTTTGACGCCTTGCATCCACGTTGCAGTAGCGGGGCTAACCGCATATCAATCAGAACGACAACGGAATCGACTTCCTTTGCCAACGCCTCGATGAGTGATGCGTAGAGAATCTGATCACCGATGCCCTGCTCCGTCCACACAATCGGACGCTTCAAGCCAAGACCACGCTCCCACTGTGGATGGATAGTAGAGATACGTGGGGAGTTAAAAGTCTTGCTACCCCATCGTCGCTCATAACCTTCCCACCCCGCTTTGAAGTCGCCCATCTGCAAAGCAAGCAAACCCAGAGTCCACCCCGTATCGTCGTTGGTCGGATCGAGACGATGTGCTAACTCAAAATACTTTCTCGCCGGTTGCCAACGGTGCATCTCCCAGTGACAACGCCCGGTCTGCAAAGCAGATGCGACAAGAGCAGGGTGAATCTGGTTGATGTTCTCAAGGATGCCGATAGCCTCGTCATACTTGCCTTCACCCGCCGCTGCCAAGCCCTTGTCAAATATGGACTTCGCTGCATCCGCTAGGGTCTGCCCTTTCTTTTCACTCACCAGTAATCCCTCCCACCACGCTTTGCTCCCCATGCAGGGGGCGGCACGTGTGCCCATTCTTTTTTGCGGAACTCGTCGGCACGTTTAAATAAACTCAGTATCCACCTAATCATGTGGCCTCCTGCGGCACGAACTGAAGCATCGTAAATGGAAGTGATACGGCAGTCCTTTTGCCTTCGCGGGGGTAAATCAAGACGCGCCCCGGACTTTCCACCATCATTGCATTGACGACGCCTTTCTCGATACCGACAAAATCATCGAACACAAAGATGGTCTGGTCATGAACAATCTTATGGAATAACTCCAAGTCTTCCCGCTGCAACCGGCCATCCAGATACATCAAGTCAATGCCCAAATTCGTTTCGGCCATCTGCTTGAACATCTGCGTAGACGTTGTCTTCGGGAAATACTTGATTACCTCATCAGCGTCTTCAAACAAACTGATGAGATCGTTCGACATATCGCACGTGTATATACGGAAGAACTCGTCAGCCATGTACATGGACATGGTAGATACGCCAATGAACGTACCCACCTCGGCGATGACCTCTGGCTTGAAGAACTTCACCAAACGATACAACTCGGCAGCGTCTCCGATACTTACCGATCCGGTGTTGTAATCTGCGGTGAGACGATATCTCTGCCGTGACTTAATCATCTCTTCAAGTTTGTCCCACGGAACCTCATCTACCTTCTCATCGACAATGTTCCAGAAGACCTCGCTGAATCTGTCACGACTAATTTGTACAGGTGTCATGCTTGCTTCCTCGCGGCGATCTCACGCTGCAAGTACCACGCAGCCTTCTCCAAGTCCTGAATCGGATCGGAGTCTTTCTTACCTGCTCGGCTCACGTACTTCACGACGTTGCCCAGTCGGTAGTTCAAGTCTTTGGCTTCGATAAAGTCGATGGTCTCGATACCACCGGCCTTGTAGTGCGGGGGGTGATTGACGGGATCAGACGAGGAAATTACTTTTCCACCCTCATCGAGATCAACGATTGTTCCGTCTTTTTGCTGTGCAAAATTAACCGTTTTCTTATATTCCAAACCAAACAGCGCATCCAATCCCGGCTGAAGTTGTTTGAGCAATTGCTTGCGAGTGATACGGCGCTTTCTTTTTGGTTTATCAATACCCAACGCATCGAGCGCGGTCTTTGTCTCCTTCACCGCCTTCACAATCTTTGACGGCTTCTTTTTACCGGCTTTCTTAACTTCGTTACGGACAAAATAAATATAGCTGATCTTCGCCTTAGTCCTCTTGGCGATTTCTTTGGGCTTCAAACCCTCTTCGGTCAACTTGACGATTTGCTTATAAATAGACATGACTCAATCTCCTTGCGTAGGTTCTCTACGTTTGTTTCATCAATTACTAATGCGATGCCACCCGCTTTGCGAATGTCATCGAGATGTTTCAACTGAAGCGCAGTCGGCTTATTACCATTTGCCTTACACTCTATACCACAGAATCTTCCCTCCACGCAAACTAAAAAATCGGGCGTGCCAGAAGAAGAGAAACCAGTTCCCATCGGCATGGTGAAGTAGGCTCCCATATCACCTAAGACTTTCTTCACCTTCAATTTGACCTTGCCTTCGGGCGTCATGTGCGTCTACCTCACCTATGTACCAAGTGAAGTAATCGTAGTGCCAATCGCGGTCTGTTACCATCCTGTATACGTCGTACATATAACTTCGATCTTCTTTGGTTGATTTGCTCAAGTCACTCGTCGCATCCAATATCAACCTGAACAATCTCTCTTCGTCTCCTGTCATTGTCAGGACTCCTTTTCGCCTTTGAGTGATACGAAATAGTCGTAAGGCACGACTAGTGCATACCGCTCACCGATACGCCACCCGATCTCGGAGCAGACTTCTGGGTAATACTTATCTCGGGCGATGAGGATGGTATCCATTGCACTAATCCATGCACGACCGCCTATCCCCATGTTCCCCTCGACAACGTGCAGCCTGTCCCAATCAAACGCATTGATCATGGCTATACGTTCCTTGATCAAGTCAGGCAGCGTCTCGGCTGTGAAGTACCTAAACATTTTGTTACCCATATATAACTTGTATGTCTCACCGTTGTAGATACAGAGAAACCTGATCCGATCTCCCGTTATGTTCAACGGCTCAAGAGCGATACGTACAGTTCTGGGGTTGATCTTTCTTGGCCTAGCCTTTGTGTCGCTCACGGCTCACACCTTGGCGATCAGATAGACCGGCTCTTCGTTGTAAAACTTACGGTAGGTAGCACCGACAGGCTCCCATGACAAAGCCGCCGTCCCCTCCCTGAGACTACTCGGAGGCAGGATGCCACCATCGTATCCCACGTGTGTCTTAAACATCAGACAGGCCATCTCAAAGTCACGACGAATATCTTCAGGCACATCCTCGTAGGTCTTGTACCACTTGGGTGGATGTTCGGGCATCAAGTTAATATCGCTGTAGAAACTGGACGTTGACTTGTTCCGACGCACCTCATCAACGAGTGCTTGGGTAGCATGGTGACTGACGACGCCCAGTACCACACCGCCGTTGACTGGTGAGTACAACCATTTGTCGGTGCTGAACATTTCTCGGACACGATCTAGTACGCGATCAAAGTTCTTCTTACTCTCGGCGTACTTCTGATATGCCGTATCAAACTTCGCTCGGATCTCGGGCTTCACATACTCCCATGAAGCACCACTAGCCACGATCTCTGCGACGTAGGACTGAAGTTCGCTGTCCATGTCCATGTGTTCAAAGTAAAAGCGATTGCCACCATTGATTTTCTCAGCGGAGGAGTCCATCGCGGTGCGTATAGAGTGTACGGCCTGTTTGTCTGCGCTGTTCAACGAATCAATCAGCCACTCCCTTGCACGATGTGTACTTGTCTTACGCAAGATGTTCACGATGTACCGTGGATTCTTGGTGTCGAGCATTGCTGAATAACTGTCTGTGTTCCCATCAAACTTGACGATGCTGATGGGGTCGTGTGGCCTGAACAACCTATAAGTGTTACCAGTATAATTGGCAGCCATGACATTGAAGCCATGTGAGTTAGTAAAGTAAATAGTCTCGGGTTTGTACCCTGCCACTCGCAACTTACGCTCGGTCGTTGAGTATGCAGCGATTGCAATAGGCCACAGCGGAGAAGCCATTACACTAGCCTTCTCCTGTGCGTTCATCGCGCCATCCAAAAAGATATCAGAGATATCTACCTTTTCACGTTTAGCCATGACATATCCTCCAGTTGTTGTCCTGACATCGTCAGGAGTTAAGCGGCTTCCTGATTGTTCTGCGGAAAGTCTTTCGCCTCAAGTATCGGTTGAGTCAATGCGGTTTGCAGACGCTCAAGTATTCGCAGCATTCCATCGAGATCTTCACTCACCATGCACACGGTTGTGTACGCATCTGGCTTGTCGTTCTCGTCGTACGTCACCTCTGCAAAGAGGTAAGTAACATCACCCCACGGATCAACGTGGCGTATTACTCTGTTATCCCAAACAAATTCGACGCTCATCACACTTCCTCCTCGTTAAACCAATAACGGTACTCGTCCTTCAACTCGTCCATAGTCATCTTCTCGAAACCTCTAAACCCTCTACGCAAAAAGTCTTCCATAACTTCTACGTCTGAATAGTTCATGTTGTCCCTGATTCGATAAATTGCCTGACCAACCAACTCGTTGATCAAGTCTTGCCTTGACATATCTTTGATACCCATCTCACTTACTCCTTCACCATAACTTTGTTACCCGACGGCGGATTAAACCGACGGCTGTGTGTCACCAACCACAGGGTTGGTGCGTTGATATCCCACTTCACGTTGTCCTCGACATGACCATCGGTAAAGACAATCACCGCCTCGGTCTTCACGGCTCGGCTGTTGATGTACTCACTCACACAAGAGACGCGAGTCCCACCTCCGCCCTTGGGTTTGAACAACTGTGCGATAGTGGAGTATTGAGCAGACTCAAACACCTGCTCACCATGCACCTGCGTATCCCACCACAACACGCGCACCTGCTCTGGCGGGAACAACTCACACAAGTTAGCGACACGCGCTGCGACACGATCAATCTGTCTCTGATCAATCGAGCCTGATGTGTCGATGGCGATCACGATCTCGCCAAGTGTTTCGGAGTAGGACGATGGCAAGTACAAGTCATCTGCCAAGCGACGGCGATTCGGTCTAGCCCACGTGTACTCGTCCACGCCACGCATCG